TGAAACGGCAAAGGAAAAAATTCCATATTGGCGATATGGTCAAAATGGTCAACTGCCTGGAGGCAGATTGTCACCCCGGAGTTATATGGGAAGTGGCAAGTGAGCCATGGAAAGTCTGCGGCAGCACGGTAGTCAAATTGAAGAACTATCCAGGCGGTTTTGATGTAACAAAGCTGGAGCGCGTGGAGGTGTAATACCATGTTGACCATCATAATCCAGGTGGATGCCCCGCCCGGCCAGGCCATCGGGATCAAGGAGGACCTGGCCCAGCACTTGGAGCGGTTTGGGGACGCCAAGGTGGTGTCCGTCACCGAGGACCTGCCGGAGCAGCTTCAGCTGGGGGCCTCCGGAACCACACGCTGACCACAGGGGGCGCGGCCCCCCGCCTTAATGCAGCCTCCCGCCAGGGAGCCGGTCACAAGCCCGGACAATGCAGAGTGAGGCTACTACGAAGGAGGTATGCTGATGAACGCACAGAAACGCATGGGCAAAAAAGGCACCCTGACCATCCCGCAGCACCTGCGGCACCAGCTGGGATTCCAGGGCGGCACGGCGCTGGACATCACCGCCACCGAGGATGGCGGGCTGCTGCTCCAGAAACATCGAGCCACCTGCAACATCTGCGGCGGCACCTATGAAGTGGTGAACTTCAAGGGCTTTGACATCTGCCGTGAGTGTTTCCTGGGCATCCGGGAGGAGGTGGAGCGCGTCCATGGCTGAAATGGTACAGAACAGCCTGGCCACCCTCAAAACCCCGGAGGAGTGTCAGGCCGAGCAGATCAGGGCGTATGTGGATGAGTACGCCACCCTGGCCCTGGAGGCCGGGCGCATCAAAGACCGCATGGAGTGGCTGAAGGGCTACTTCGAGACCATGGCCACCAATGACCTGAAGGACACCAAGCTGCTGACTGCCTCCTATTGGGGAAGCCAGAACAGCCGGGTGACGGTGACCAACGCCGCCTCGGTGAAGCCGGTGTCGCTGACCATGGTGAAGCAGCTGCTGGGCAACATTGCAGGGGACTTCATCAGAACGGAGATCACCGACACGATGACCGCCCCCTGTAAGAAGCTGCTGGCCATGGCCGCCCAGGGCAACTACACCGAGGGGAGTCTGGACAGCGTGATCGGCCAGATCAGCGCCGACCCGAAAATCCAGGCCACCCTGCGCAAGAAGCTGAAGGGGCGATGGGACAAGGACAAGGCCATGCTGATGAAGGTGGCCGGGCTGCCGGAGCAGGAGGCCAGCGATTGGGCCTACCTGGCCGCCGAAGTCATCAACTGGGAGTGGCTGACACAGGTGCTGCAGGCTGCCGGATGGACAGGCAGCCCCCAGGAGGCCATTGACATCATCCGGGCCGCTGTCATTGTGGAGGAAACCATCAAAGTGGGCATCGAGGCCGAAGCGCCGAGAGCATAGCGCAAGAAAGGAGGGGCGGCATGGCTGCTATCGCTACACAGCAAATCAGGAAGATCTACGCCATCGGCAACGCGCTGGGGATCGTGGAGCGCGGCAACGCCGAGGACAGCCTGCACGACCTGGTGTCCTCCATCACCGGGAAGGACTCGCTGAAGGCCCTGACCTATGCCGAGGCCCAGGCGGTGATCCGGGACCTGGAGAAGCGGCAAGGTGACGCCCCTCACCCCAGGCGCAGGCCCAAGGCGTACACTGAGCGCCCTGGCGGGGCCACAGAGGGCCAGCAGCGCAAGGCGTGGGCATTGATGTATGAACTGCAGCGGCGCGACACAGCGCCCTCCACGGCCTCCCTGGGGGAGCGCCTGTGCGGGATCATCAAAAAGGAACTGAAGGTTGACGCTATTCCTGCCCAGCCCTTTGCCTGGCTGGAGTTCCAGACCTGCAACAAGCTGATTGAGGTATTGAAGAAGTATGTGGCCAACGTGAAAGGGCCGCCTCCGGGAGGTGATCCAGAGTGAGCGCACAGGAGGAAATCCGGCTGGAGGATTTGAGCGAGGGCCAGCAGGAGGTGGCCGCTCTGATCGGCCCGGAGAACTTCAGAAAGCTGATGGAGGTCTATGGCGGGGCCTATCTCTACATCCCCAAGACCGACAGGTTGGAGCGCATGGAGCGCAACGAGCGCATCCGGGCAGAGTTCGACGGGTACAACTTCCGGGAATTGGCCAGGAAATATGATTTGACAGAGATCACAATTCGGAGTATCGTATCAGACAAGGTGCGGGAACTTCGCGCCCGGCCCATGGACGGCCAGCTGTCCCTGTTGTAAAGCAAAAAACTTAAACGCTTTGCGTTGCTGATTTTACGGTTTAGACGGTATGATTGGTGTAAATCAATCGTACCGTCTATTTTTGCGCATGGGGGAGTTTGCTATGAACAACGCTGCAATGACATTTGACGCCGGGACCTGGTGGCTGATCGGCCTGCTGGTCACCGCTCTGATTGGGGCCGTGGTGTTCCTGGTCAAGCGGGCGCTGTTCTCCCGTGTGGATGAACTGGCCAAGGAGGTCAGGGAAATCCGGGACGGCACCACGAAAAAGGGCGAGTATGAAAAGGACCAGGAGAAACTGGTCCGGGACATCGAGCAGATCAAAAAGGATTACACGCCAAGGAGCGTCCATGAGCGGGCCTATGACGAGGTCCGGGGTGACATCAAGAAGATCACCGAGAACTACCTCACCAAGGAGGACTTCTTCCGGGAGCAGGCCAAGACCGAGCGGAAGCTGGACATGATCCTGGATATTTTGATGAAAAAGGGAGGCACCGACACATGACCAGCAACGAGAAGCAGCGGCTGAAGGCGGGGAACTTTGTCCGCAACAATGGCCGGGTGCTGCGGACCATCAATATCCTGCGGCACAAGTACAACAAGCTGTCCGGCATCCAGAATGTGCTGGAGGATGACGGTATCAGCCAGGATGAGTTCCTGGACGCCGTGAACTTCCTGGCGCTGGAGGGATACATCGACCTGCGGGACGTGGCGACGAAAGGCCCCGCCAGCCTGGCCGACAATCACTTTGAAACGCTGGAGGCCCGGCTGACGGGCAAGGGCATCCGCCTCCTGGCCGGTGGCATCGACGATAAGATGATCGAGGTGTAGGCATGGGGAGAAGATCGAACAGAAAGCACAGCAAGATCGACGGGCTGGCCCCGGAACTGAAAGCAACGGTTGAGCAGATGCTGCTGTCCGATGCCACCTATGCCGAGATCGTAGATTTTCTGGAGGATAACGGAGTTAGCATCTCCATCGCCAGCGTCTGCCGGTATGCGCAGGACTACGACGCCAACATCCAGGCCCTGGCCATCGCCCAGGAGAACTTCCGGGCCATGATGGGGGAACTGGAGCGTTACCCCGACCTGGATACCACCGAAGCCATCATCCGGCTGACCAGCCAGAATATGTTCAACGCCCTGGTCAATACCACCGAGGAGGACTGGAAGGGCATCAAGGTTGACAAGATGATGAAGGAGGCCACCGGCCTGATCCGGGCGGCAGCCTACAAGAAGCGCGTGGAGGTACAGAACCAGGACACCACGGAGGCCGGACTGGACGCCGTGCGCACCCTGGTGTTCCAGGCCATGGCCAAGGAGCGGCCTGACCTTTACGCAGAGGTGACAAAATTCCTGGCCGCCAAAAAGGCCGAGGGCTTGGAGTAGAGGTGAGGCTTATGTGGTATGTACTGCAGGTATCGACAGGCAAGGAGATGGCGGTGACCAGCACCCTGAGCAACAATCGGGTGCTGGCTTATACGCCCAGGGAGAACCGCCTGATCCGCAAGGGCGGCGGCTGGAGCCAGAAGGAGTATATCCTGTTTCCGGGGTATGTGTTCCTGAATCTGGACTACACCGCCGAGAACTATTACATGGTGAAGGCCATCCCCGGTGTGCTTCGGTTCCTCGGCCCGGACGGCCTGCACCCGTCCACGCTGACCTATCTGGAGGCCGAGTGGATCAAGCTGCTGGCTGGCGAGGGGAAGCCTCTGGAGCCTACCACGGCCCAGCTGACGCCGGAGGGCGAGGTCAAACTTGGCACCGGCATCCTCCAGCACTTCCCCAGCCGGATCAAGAAGATCGACAAGCACAGCCGCCGCGCCACCGTGGAGTTGAGCGTGTGCGGGGAGAAGCGGATCATCCCATTATCGTTTAACCTTTTAAGCGAATAACAGGAACTTGTAAATGGTCGGAGGTTGATGCGTCCCTCCCCCCGTGAGCGAGGGACACATTGAGCGAAAAACCGGGCTGAAGATTGGGGGCCTGGGTGGCGAAGCGCACCCACCGGCCCCTGAAAATCAACCCGGCTTTTACCGTCCCTCTGAAATACCGTTTAAGACGCCCACAGCCCCCTTTAAAAACCCCGCAAGGGCCTGGGTGGGGTAAACGGGCCTGTGAGAAATAACGCGCTTGTGCGGCCCCTGTGGGCCGTTTTTTGTGGGGCGCGGGAAAGGAGGACGCCATGAGGCGAAAGAAAACCGCCGCAGCGGCTGCCCTGCTGGGGGCAATCGCAGAGGCGGAGGCCAAGACTACCGCCCAAGGTGAGGAAGATTTAAACGCCTTAAAAGACCTCTTAAAACAGTTTTTACAAAAGGACGCCTCGCCGGAGCGGGCGGCGCTGAAGCGTGAATACGACCTGGGCTGTCCCCTGACCGGCCCCGGTGGACTCCGGCGCAAATTGGGGGCCATTGATATGGAGTTCTTCGGGCGGGCCTACTTCCCCCATTACTTCAGCCGCCCCTCCCCTGAGTTTCACCGGGAACTGGATAATATCTGGCAGCAGGGTGTGCTGAAGGGCCGCGCCCCGCTCACCCCGGCAGCTGCCAAGGCAATCAACCGGCTTCCAGGTGTACGGCGGGTGGTGGCTGCGCCCCGTGGCCACGCCAAGAGTACCAACCTGACGTTCAAAGGCACCATGCACTCGGCCCTGTATGAGTACAAACACTATCCCATCATTATTTCAGACAGCAGCGACCAGGCCGAGGGCTTTCTGGACAATATCCGGGTGGAGTTCGAGGAGAACGGCGCGATCCGGGCAGACTTCGGGGACCTGGCCGGTCCTGTGTGGCGGGCCAACGTCCTGGTGACCAAGAGCAACATCAAGATCGAGGCCATCGGCAGCGGTAAAAAAATCCGTGGCCGGAAGCACCGCAACTGGCGGCCCGACCTGATCATCCTGGACGATGTGGAGAACGATGAGAACGTGCGCACCCCGGAGCAGCGGGCCAAGCTGGACAGCTGGTTTAAAAAGGCGGTGTCCAAGGCCGGGGACGATTACACCGATATCGTGTATATCGGCACCCTGCTCCATTATGACAGCCTGCTGGCCAATACGCTGAAGAACCCCTCCTATCAGGCCATCAAATACCGGGCGGTGATCTCCTTCTCCGCTGCGGATGACCTGTGGCAGCAGTGGGAGAGCATTTACACCGACCTGGACAACGATGACCGGGAGCGGGCCGCGCTGGCGTTCTTCGAGGAACACAGGGCGGCCATGCTGGAAGGGACCAAGGTGTTGTGGGAGGAGAAAAATTCTTACTACGCCCTGATGGTGTCCCGTGTGACGGATGGCGAGGCGGCATTCAACAGCGAACTGCAGAACGAGCCGATCAACCCGGATGATTGCATTTTCATTCAGGAGTGGTTCGACTTCTACAACGAGGCCGAGGTCAACTTCCGGGAGCGGGCGTATCAGTTCTTCGGCTTCGTGGACCCCTCCTTGGGCAAGAGCAAAAAAAGCGACTTCTCCGCAATCATCACCCTGGCCAAGCACAGGGCCAGCGGGTATATGTATGTGTTGGACGCCGATATTGAACGCCGCCACCCGGACAGGATCATCAGCGACGTGCTGGCAAAAGAGCGGTGGCTCCGGGCCACCTATGGGCGCGGCTATAAGAAGCTGGGCGCGGAGGTGAACCAGTTCCAGTGGTTCCTGAAGGAAGAACTGGCCAAGGCCAGCGCACGGGCCGGGCTGTATCTGCCCATCGAGGAGGTGCAGCAGACCAGCGACAAGGTGCTGCGCATCCAGACGCTGCAGCCGGACATCAAAAACAAGAATATCAAATTCAA